TTAAAGCGGATTCTGTGGTGGATTGTTGGGTAAATTATCACGAGGAACATTGTCGGCACTGGCGAACTGTTGAGCAAACTGTTCTTCTCTAAACGGGTCAAAAGGCATTCCATCACCATCAACCACTAAGGCGCATTGCTCCAGTGGGACAGCTAAGGTTGTCCCTTGTTGTGTCACACAACGGCAAACTTCGGTTTGTTTGGCTTTATGATAAGAACGCATACAGCCTGCAAAACGTGGAAAGGTGCGCGGTTGAGCAATCTCACGATAATAAGGCGCGGTATAAGGCATGGTTGGGGTGACGGGTTTAAAGTCATCTATGGTTAGCGGTTTATCATCACTCCCACCAATAGCGGCAGCAGGTGCAGACAAATCAGGGATAACATTAGGAATGTTATCAAAAACGCCCTTTTCTTCTGTTTTAGCGACTTGAGCAACGGCCTTATCACCAAAAACCGCGTTATAACCTAACCACATACAAAACAAAAAAGCACAGGCAAAAACAGGAATTAAAAACAATTTCTTAGGCAATTCGGGACGATACGTATCAAGTACGGTTGATGTATATTGTTGATAAATATCATCATTAGGCTCAGGCAATTTAACACGGGACTTCTCAGCTTTAAAACGCGAAAATCTATCATCTGGACTGTTCTGTACTTCATTCCATTTAAATAAAGAAACAGTACGCAAGTCATTAGCACGATAATAATGATAATGTTTTTTTAGTAGTCGTCTTAAATGCACATCAACAAACATTGGACTTTGCGTAGTAGACCAAATATCTATACCGCGATGTCTGTGGGTTTCCATTTGTGCCAAAAAATCAGGCAACGGGTCACGCGGCCCGCGTGGTCTACAAAATTGTTGTACTTCATCAATAAAAATAAGCGAGCCGTCAGGACAATTCACCCAGTCTTGAAAATGTTCAAGTTTAGTGACGTTATGCTTCTGATAATCAAAACCTTTAATTTCAGTCGCAAACTTAGGGCGATTCTGTGCCGCTAAAAATTCTTTTAGAGTAAAAACGGTTTTTCCTGAACCCGGCAATCCTGTAATTAAACGACTCATGATGAATCCCTAGTTAATAAAAAACGTCTCTTTTAAGTTATTCGCTATCAAGTCAAGCGGTCTCTTTCAACATGATTCGGAGTACCTCACATGTTGTCGACCTATGACTTGGCTCACAACTTAACGAGCCTAACTTTAGGCCGAAAAATGTCATATCAAAAAACGTCTCTTTTAAGTTATTCGCTATCAAGTCAAGCGGTCTCTCTCAACATGATTCGGAGTACCTCACATGTTGTCGACCTATGACTTGGCTCACAACTTAACGAGCCTAACTTTAGGACTCACTTAAACTTGATATTAGGCAATTTACGACCAAAAGCCTTCATTGCAACAACCGACAACATGATGCTTAACGACAAAAGATGAGCCGTAATAATCATCAAAATAAACTTGTTAATTTCAAAAAATTGATAGAGTTGAACAACTTGCGGAATTGATGAGTTAAAGCTAGCGGAAATTTGTTTTAAAGTGTCCGTTGAATTTAAGACAAACACAAAAACATCTTTTAAAAACGTAAAGACCATGGCAAAGATAGCAATACCCGAACCGAATTTGACAAAAGGCAACCCAATCCGAAACAACCAAGACGCGATAGGCATCAATAAAGGCATGATAAACCCCCATTACAAAGCAAGACAAACAAGGCAAGTCTGACGACTTGCAAGAAAAGCGAGTCGATGCGTGGCATCGACAACATTGTCCGTATAAATCAAACAGGCGCAGATAAAACAGCACGGGAAATAATACGAATCACCACTAAATCAACGGTGATATTTAATAAGAGCCGTATCAATTCAAAAAATGGGCAAAATTGGGATAAGGGTATCTGTACAGGTTTGGCTAAAATCTCAAGCTGAATATTAGAAATGGCACAGGCAGACGTTGAGGGAACAGCAAGATTTTTTAATGTGTTGATATAACCAGACGTTGCATTGCCCCAACTTGTAATATCTGCATTACCTGTATTAGCTTCCCCCATTTCATCAGCAGCATTTTGAATATCTTCAGGAACAGAGCCAATTTGTTCTAAAATGGCACATTTAGCTTTGTAAGATTCTTGCATTAAACCGCACTGGACAACATCACCCGAACAGGCAGGAGCTGATTCGCATTTATTAGAACCTGTATAAGTGCCATTATCTGTACCACTACCCCCTCCACCGCCGTCACCATCTCCTGAACCACTACCGTCTCCACTACCTCCCGAACCTGAACCATCACCCGAACCACTTCCATCTCCATTACCATCGCCCGAACCTGACCCAGTGCCATCACCCGAACCTGTACCAGCTTCGGAAAATGGGACACATATGCCCGAGTTATTTTTTATTTGACCCGTTGGACAGCCCGAACCCTCACCCGCGTTTGAGTCAGCAACACAAACCCATTGGCCGTTAATTTGGCCTTTTACTGTACCGTCAGGACATTGCCCGTTTTCTGTGGTTGGTGTGACTCCGCCGAACGAGAGAGAAACAACATTTTCAATGGGGGCAATGTCAGGAGAAGAAACACCATCATTAACATAAGTTGCAGTGCAAAATGCTTGAGTGCTAGAGCCAGTAGCGTCTGTTTTAACTTTGGCAGTGGTGGGCAAACCTTGACCAGCTTTTAAACTATGAGCACAGGCATTGATTACAGTTGCAGCAACAGGAGCAGGGACAAGTTGAGTTTTAGCACCATTAGAACAGCCGACGGTTGAGCCGTTGTATTCAAAAGTTTCAGGACTTGGACAAGTTGCAATACCACAAGTCACAAGAGCTTCTTCTTCTATGCCCTCGAGGGCGGCACAAGGGTCAGGAACACAGGTCGGAGTACAGCCATTCAGTACAAATTTTTGACCATTTGGACAAGTATGGGTCATTGTTAAAGCAACGCCTGGATTGTTCGTGACTATGTCATATTGTGAGCCATTGACAGTATTAACTTTAAAAGTTTTATACGATAGACGAACATCAACAGAGTTAGCAGTACAAGACAACTTCTCTTTATTCGGATTAGTTATAGATGCAAAAGTGGAGTCACAAAAGGGAGTGTAAATTAGATTACAAGTATTGCCGCCTTGATAATAAGTATAGGTTGCAGCAAAAGCAGAACTCATGGAAAAACAGCATAAAGCTAAAAATAAAAATGTGCTGAATATGAAACGATGGAAAGCCGACATTTTTAGTTTTAACCTCAATTAATAAAATGGGGGATTACTCCCCCAAGCACTAAAACGCATTAGAAAAATGCAGCTTTAGCCCAACGAACCACAGCAGCTAACGCAGCGAGTGAAATCATTGCTCCACCTACGGCAGTAATAGCCGCAGTACCGTCAGTTGTTAACGTAGTCACAGCAGCAGATACGTCAAAAGCTGCATGAGATACATTAGCAACAGCAACAGAAGAAACAGCAACAGCCGCTTTAGTAGCTGAACTTAGAAAGCCCTTGCGCGTGTCGCGGTCAGACAGCGGAGCTGTTTCTGACGCGCTGACACTGGACGCAATGGCGGAAAATAGAGCCAATCGATTTAAACGACTCATAGTTTTATCCCCATGATATTGCAAATAATTTTAATGACCCAAACAAGAGCCATCATAAAAATAACAACTCCAAACACTTGTAAAGTGTCTTGAGCTGTCAACAACTCCCCCGATACCGTCATAGTCGTTGAACTAGAAGGAGGCGGAGGGGTGTACGTTTGCCAACCCGTTGAACACTGCAAACGATTATTGGCGGAACTGGTTGCAGTGACAGCACATTGATAATAACTAGGCATTACTTAGCCCCACAGTTAAGGGCAATGGCATCACCAATAATTCGAGCTAAATCAAGAAAAGGCAAAACCCAAAAAAAACAACCAAGAGCAAAACCAAACCAAAAGTTATTTAAGAGGTTTAATAACTGGACAGCCTTAGAACGTGGACGATTTAAAGTCTTATCAATATAGTTATCTAAAACTAAATCTATTTCTTGTGGTGTCATTGCCCTGCTCTTTATTAACGAAAGAAAAAAAATGAAAGAGATTCAACAAGAACAACACAAAAGAATAAAACAAGAAAAAGACGTAAATACCAACGCTTACAGTGTGATAAAAAATACTTAACTGGGTCAAAATCCTGTAGTGTCATTGCCCTACCCCTTGTTATTCGGCAAGAGAAATAGGGTCTAAGCCATCAAGCAAAAGACGGTCATAATAATTACGAACAGGCAGGCCAACAAAAGTCCCTTCAAGAGCCTGATACTTCTCTTGGAGTTTTAACTTCACTTGGTCTTGTGTGAGGGTGACAAATTGGGATACTTCACGTTCACGACCGCGTAAAACAATTTGTTTACGCAGTTCAATGACCCAATGCTTAGAGCGTACCCACTCATCCTGTTTGTTTTTATAGCCTTCGGTTTTTTCAAAGACTTCATAAATAGTGCCAAATAAAAATTGACCACCTTGACGCAATGCAACAGGTAAACCCAT